CTTGGGTGACTGGCGTGACTGGCGTGACTGGCGTGACTGGCGTAACAGGTGTCACTGGCGTGACTGGCGTGACTGGCGTGACTGGCGTGACTGGCACCACGGGCGATGGCGGTGGAGGTGGCGGTGGAGGTGGTGGTAGTTTACTTGCTGCGGCTGGAAAACCTTACTCGCCAACAAAACCAGAATTTTTAGGCGGTGCTGAGTTTAGCTACAAAGAAAGACCTGACGACCGGCCAATTTTAAATCCGTTATTATTTTCGCTTGCAGGGTTATCTGCTTCTTCGGAACCAGCGCAGCAAGACCTTCAGACAACGTTAGGGACAACAGTGTTCAACCCACAAGCGCAGGCGGCCACCATGGCCGCAGCAAAATCGGCACAGACACCTGCGCCACAGAGTGATTTGCAAGCATTTTATGATGAAGAAGAACGCAAGCGCAGAGAAGCGGAGTGGGAGTATAATAGTGAGCCCGAAGGTTTTGCCGCGGGCGGTCAAGTGCCATCACACCCAGCCGGAGAACCTGAGTTTTACTCCCAGGGTGGCCTGGGGACAATGTACGTACAAGGCAAGGGCGATGGCACGTCAGACAGCGTGCCAGCGATGTTGGCCAATAACGAGTTTGTCATCCCCGCGGACGTCGTTGCGGCACTAGGAAATGGTTCTAGTGAGGCTGGCGCGGGCGTACTGGAGAAGTTTATGATCGAGATTAGAAAACACAAACAATCACATGACCCAAGTCAATTGCCGCCACAAAGCGCAGGACCCTTGGAGTATTTAGCTCAAGCAACGAAGAAGGGACGTAAATAATGGCCAGCGTATTTGACTCATCAAAAACAACAACCACCACCCTACCACAATGGTACAACGACGCGCAAAAAGACGCAGCGGCAACGGCAAAGACCGCGCTAACTAGCGCGACACCCGCCGCAAATACCGCTAACGCGCAGCTTGCGGCCACGTTTGGTGGCGCGGATAACCCGTACACAAAGTCAATAACGGGGATGACGGACATTATTTCTGGCAACGCTGGTGCGTTTTCTCCGGACGGCACCCCAAATACAGCGAGCCCCCTTGGCGCGTTGTTTGCGGCACAGAACGCGCAGTTTAATCAAGTGTTGCCAGGTGTTACAGCCGCAGAGGGCGCGGGAGGCATCGGCAGCGGCGCGTTTGGTTCCTTGCGTGGCCAGACAGCGGTTAACACGGCACGCACTGGTGCATTGGCCAACTTAAACGCTGCACAAATGAAGGCGATGCTTGACGCACAAGGGCAGTCCATTCAGGCGGGTTCTGCGGCGGGCAATATTGGCCAACAGTACGCCAAAACTGCGGGTGACCTTACCGACTGGCAGCAAATGGGTGGGTTAGACATCGCCAAAAAGTATGCGGACATTACTGGCGGCATGGCGACGACGTTGCCTAAAACGACAACGGAAACGGCAAGCAGTGGCGATTATCAAAACTTCTTGAATGCGCTTAACGCCGCGGGTGGTGTTATTTCTGCAGGTAAACAGGGTTGGGAAGACATTAGTGGCGCGATGCCTTGGCTTAAAGATATTTATACAAACCTCACAACTAATCCAGCCACTGGCGCTACAACGTATACCGGCGAGGGCATGGGTGGTAATATCTATACAGACACATATTCCGGCGACGAACTTGGAAACATAGGTTAATTACATGGCTGATGATTACATGGAAGACGAATCCGGCGGTGGACTGCCAACAGACGAGACGATGATCAAAGAGACGCGCCCAAGTACAAAGGGTGTGTCTCTTGAGGCAAAGCAAAGTGCCGATATACGTGCAAAACTGATGGAGATGATCCAGGCCCGTGAAGCGGAAAAGAGCGGTTGGGGCGCGATCATGGAGCGACTTGCCATCTCTGGTGGCCCTGGTACGTTCCAGGATCGTTTGGCTAAGTACAACGCCAACCAACAGGCGCGCGAACAAGACATCTACAGCAAGCGTATGGGTGTCGCGCAACTGGACACGGAGCAGGCGCGTCTGGCCCAAGCCCGCGCACAAGCCCAGCAACAGGCGCAACAGTTTAAGGGTATGCTTGGTGGCCCTGAGGGCGCTACTGCACCCGGTGCTGCTGCAGGTGTCCCCCCTGGTGCTGCTGCAGCATACAATTCATTAACGCCACAGGAAAAACAATCCTTTTTGGCGTTGTATCAGGCTAATCCGCAGGCGGCCATAAAGGCACTGCTTGCGCGACAAGCGCCATTAAAGCCAACAGACCTTGAAAGAAATGTAGGTTTGTTGACCGGGCTATCTGAAGAACAAAAACAAAATATTCTTTTGTCTAACCTTGCCCCTAATGTGGGCGAGATGGTTACCGTGCCGGATCCTGCTAACCCAGGGTATTCAAAACAAGTTACTAAGTTGGAAGCACAGCGTCTTGCTCTTGGACAAGGACAACCGCCACCCCCTGGTCCGTTGTCTACGGCTGCACCACCAGCAGCGCCCGCTATTGACGGTGGCCCACTTTCGCAAAAGAATATGCGTCCTACTGACCCAGTAGAAGCGGCACGATACGACGAAGCAAAATTAGACGCGATTAACACCCAAAAAGGTGTGTTGCCGTTTCAAGACGATACCGCTGATGCAGCACCACCAGTAGTGGTTGCAAAACCACCAGCGGCAGCACCAGTGGTGGTTGCAAAACCACCAGCGGCAGCGGCCGTGCCAAAGGGTAAAAACATTTACCCTAGAACGGATCCACAATGGGCCCCAGAAGAGGCTCGTTTGGCAAAAGAAGCCGCTGACGTGGCAGAAAATATACGCAAAGAAAAAGAAACCTCGCGTCAAAAAGATTTAGACATTGAGCGTAGCGCAAAAACAGAAGAAGGAAAACTTGTAGTTAAAAAAGCAGACGAAGAACAAACTGCGCTGTCTTCTCGCGCATCAGACGGCGCAGAAATGGTGCCTTACGCTAAACGTATTGCAAGTAGCGTAGAGACAATTTCTAAAACGTCACCTGAAATATTAGGAATGCTTAATCAGGCTAAAATGTCATCGGCAATTTTACGTTTTATTGATGAAGGCATTAGTGCAGGAACCGTTGGTACGCTTACTATTCCTGGACTTAAAAATTTGGTGTTGCAACTTAATCCTGCAATTGTCAGGGATCAAAGATCAGACGGCAGCAACCCGACCTTGGAAGCGTACCAGGCGCTTATTACTGACGCGGCAAGACTTAGTTTAGCCTACGCGCGTATTGTTAACAAGGGCATGGGCTCTATGTCAAACTTTGAGCGTCAAATTATTAAAGACGCCGTTGGTACCGACCCATATAGAACAGGCAAAAAAGGACTGCTTTCTGCGGCCAAGGTTGTTGAGTGTGAGGCGGCAAACGCTGCAGAACAACAGGAGTTGTGGAGCAGAATGAAAAAAGCTGGCAAAACCTGGAGCGAGTACAAAGATAGCACCTATTTGGCCGAACTAAAGAAAACTCAACAGAAACGCACCGCGGCAGCAATGGGTGTTAAGCAATGAGTTGGTTAGACGAACTGTCTCCTGAAAAGCGGGCCGTTGCGGGAAAAGTTATCGCCTACGCCCGCAAGCATGGTGTGCCTGAAAACGTCGCCTTGGGTATGGCGATGCAAGAGAGTGGTTTTGATCAGTCTAAAAAATCTGGTACGGGGCCCGTTGGTGTTATGCAAGTTGGCAAAAGAGCCTCTAAAGATTTAAAAATTAATCCAAAAGATGTAGATCAAAACATTGAGGGCGGTATTCGGTATTTTAAACAAATGCTTGACCAACACGGCGATGTTGATACCGCGCTTGTCGCATATCACGACGGCCCAAGTAGTCCGTTTTTTAAAGGCGGCGAGATGAGTCTCGCGGCCAAGAATCATATACAAAAAGTAAAGGGTTACGCGGGTATGGCCGATAACACACAATCTAAAGTAAGAGCAGCGCCAGTTGAAGATGAATTCAACGTCCCTATGACTGAAATTAAACCTCTTGACTTTACTACATCATCCTTTAAGCCGCCCCCTCCGCCGCCTAAAGGCCCACGTTCAAAAGACGTCACCGACATCATGGCCGGCATGGCCGGTGCAGGTGTGGGGTACGCAGCAAGCCCCGAATCGTCGTCAATGCACAAAAAAGAATTAAACTTGTCTGCACAACGTCTGGCGATGAAGCAGCAACAGCAACTTAGGGAAGAGGCTGAAAAGGCTGCCGCGGGCAACCGTCCCCCTGCGTACGGCAGTGGCACAGAGAACTGGAAAAACACAGAGTACGCGGAACCAATTGCTCGTCAAATTGTTAATCCTTTAGATAAAAAACAAGCAGAAATAGAAGCACAAAAACGTATTGCTGCGGAACTCAAAGGCAAGCAAATGTTCCCCTCCCAGGTGCCGGCTTCACCTGGTTCGTTGCTAACAATCCCCGTGACGACAGGCGGACGCGCAACAATGCCCACGACGCCACCTGCAGCCGCGCCAGCCCCCGCGGCGGCACAGGTACCACCTCTGTCCCAGATGCCCGCGATGCAGGCGTTAAACGCTTCAGGGCGTGGTGCAAAGGCCGCGTCTACCGCGTTGGGTGGTCAAGTTGCAACGCAAGGGTACGACGCAATTCGTAACCTGATGGAGGGCAACTTTGCAGCAGCCGGCCAAAGTGGATTAAGCGCAGCCGAAGCCGCTCTTGCGATGGGTACGCGTAATCCTAAGGTCAAGGCTTTAATGGGCGGCATTAGTGCAGCCACGTCGTACGGACCAGAGTTACTAGATTATTTAAAAGCCTACACCTCTGGCGGAGAACTTCCACCAGAAGAAGCGCCGCCAGTCAACCGCGCAGAAGGCGGACTGGCACAGTACGGGCTACTACACAGCGGTCAGGGTGCAAAGGGCAAGGGCTACTTTGGTCCGATGTCGAGCCAGGACATTGGTGATGGCGGCCCTGTTGACTACTCACTGAATGCACAACCATTTGCGACCGAAATGTCTGCAGAGAACGACCAGGGTGAGTACCCAACGATGGTCCCAGGTCTGACACGCGAGGAGTTGGATCACCTGCGTGCAGGATACGAGCCAACGGATGACATTATTCGTAAGGCGGAAGAACACGCAGAAAAGCGTCGTGCGTCTGGCAGGAGCCCGTTTTCGCAGCCTGATGAACTTCGTTACCCAGTACCTAACATGAACACCGGTAAGCTGGTGGGTGACGCATTAAAAAAATCCTTGGCGGCCCTTGCGGATAGGTATCCAAACATGATCCCTGGGGTCATGAAGATGGATAAGAAAAAAGGTGAGGAGTACCTTGCCAAAGCCTTGAGCCCGGAAGAAAAACAACTTCAGGCCGCGCGTAATGCCGCGCAAAAAGACATCGACGCCGGGAATTATTCTCCTTACTTTGACGTTGAAAAACGTTTCCATGTAGACCCGGCAAACTACCCACTCACGGGGTCTACCCTTGTGGACGCGATGCCTAAGACGGGGGCCACCGCAGAAAAATGGCGTCAAAAGTTTGACACGCCGGAGGTTCGTGGACGTCTGCATGAGGCCTATGGTGCCGCCAAGGACGACCCACTGACCCATACGTGGTACGGGATGGGTCAACTGGAGGAGGCGTTCATTAAAGAGTTAGGCCCCGAGGCTGGGCGCAAGGCGTTTAAAGAACGTTTTGCAATGCCTATGGCCGCAACAACGGGTGGCGCGGACCCTACGGCAAACTTGTTGTCTGCGTACTACGGAAACTTTATGCGCCAAGCGGGTAAGCCTATGGGTGCGTCCTCTGTAGAGTTACCGCACCCAATTGGTGGTCGGTACATCATGGGCAACATTGGCCAATACGACAAAATTATTAACAAGGGTGGTGGTCTTACGACTGCGACACCTAAACGGTTTAATTTTGCGAGTAACTTCATGGGACACACCGGGCGACCAACGCTTGATGAGCAAATGAGTGGTATCTATGACCCTGCGTTAAAGGCTCCCCCTGGAGACTCTTATGGCGTCATGGAAAGAATTTTAAATGATGCCGCTGCAAGAGAAGGTGTTTCTCCTGTTAACTTCCAGGAAGTTGCGTGGGCAGGTAGAAAAAAAGTCAAGGGCAAGCCAATGATGCAGCACGTCAATGAGGCAATTGAAAGAACGTCTCGCGTGACGGGTAAGTCACCACAAGACGTTTTAAGGGACAGTCTGATTCACGCAAGATCCCCGCTTTACGGGGGCGCTGTAGGTGCAGGTGGTCTAAGTCAATACGAAGACCAGAAATAGTTTAGTGGTGGGGGGAAACGGACACAGAAGCCGCCTCCCCCACGTTTTTATTTCCTATAACGTGTGTCGATCCATGACTCCGCGGCAAGAGGAAAATCTGAGGCCCACGTCGGTGGTCTTGTCATCTCCTGCATCATCAGCCTCTCGACCTCTTTTGCGTCTTGTTCCAAGGCCAACGAAAGGACTTCATCATGCACGAGATTGATTATACATACTCCTTCACCTTCAAGCCTAAGAGCAGGCTCGGCAAGAAAATCTCTTGCAGTGCCCTGAACGGAACTCTGGAAAATGCTGGATCCTATCAGCTTGTTACGCCCCCATTTGCGGGTGAAGGTGTTCTGGCTAACGACGTAGATCATGTCCGTCAGCTTACCCCATGGGGTGTACTCCTCCACGACCTCAGGACGCTGCCAACAAATTAGCCTCCCACTGGGTAGCTGCATCCACAGCGTGCTGCCGGTGACCTTCAACAGCACCTTCCCCGCCCTAAACGCCTTACCCGGGTTACGCGTCGCTTCTATCGCCGCCTGACCCATCAGGTACCAGCAGTTCTTCACCTTCGCGTAGGACGTCCTGTAGGCGTTGACGGCCTCCTCCGCCTGCGCTGGTGACAGTACGACACCCATACCGTCCGCGTACTCCACCAGCCCCTTGGCACCCTGGCCGAACATGCACCCGAGTACGGCACTCTTACTCACCTGACGCATGTCCTTCGTTACGGCGTCATACTCAACGTGGTAGAGGCTGGTAGACGCGAACGTCTTGTACTCATCCAGCCCCTTGCGGAAAAGTTCCACCTTGTCGTTCTGACCCGCGATCCATGACGCTACCCGGTTCTCAATGGACGACAGGTCAGCGTCAACGAACACGTACCCCTCTGGTGCCTTGATCGCGTTACGTACCACGGAGGAACATGTGTCCATCGTCATGTTGCCAAAGCGCGCCTTTAGTAATGCGTGGTCCCCCTTGACAAGTCCCAGGTCGACCGTCTCCGCAATGTCCGCGTCTTTCATCCATATCGCTGGCCGTGCGATGTTCTGCAGGTTAATACCACGACTGGCCCAGCGGCCGGTAGACGCACCATGGAACACGAGACCATTCCTGATGCGACCACCGACCTGCGTCTCCGCCATCTTGCTAAACTTGGACACGGACGTCTTGGCACCCTCCGAGCGCAGCTTTAAGACGGTGTCAATTTTCTTGTTGGCGTGCGTGTTCTTTGACTCCTTCTCAATGGTTTCCGCCTGCATGTTGGGCAGGTCAAGGCCATTTTGCTGGAACCACTTCAGCAACTGATCGCGCTTGGTAACCTCGATGCCGCCGGTAAGGGCCATTATTTCGGTGTTGATGTGTAATAACTCTTTGTCAACAACACTTATGATGTGTTTTAACTCCGTAGGGTCCACTGGGACACCACGTTGGTTGATCTCCTGCGTCAGTACCCAGACGCGTTGCTCTTGCTCTGACAGCGGACGCAGGCCCTTGACGATTGACATCTCCGTCTGTACGTCACGGCGGCAGTATTCAAAGAACTCCGCCATAAGTTCTGGGTCCTCATTAAACTTGCCGTCCCTCTTGGGTTTACTCAATAGCTGAATCAGCTTTTTGCCCCGCTTGTCTTTCTGAAACTCGGCACCCGTCACCTCACCCGCGGTGTCTAGCGCCTGTGGGAGGTTGTTAGCCGCGGCAATCGCCATGGAGTCAATTAGCTGGTTCCATTTAATCTGCGGCCACCCGTGTCTGGCCCCGACTCGGTTCCAGATGTGCCACTCAAACGCTGCGTTCCATGCGGAGATTAATCCGCTATTCGCCGCATAATCAAGGACCCACTGCGGGACGTCCTGCGGGGCCCAGACCTGGACCTCATCGGGTGTGTAGCCCGCGGCTATACAAACAATTTCTGTAGATAAATCGGAAGAGTAGACATCGAGCCCGCGATCTTTTAATTCGATGCGGCTGCGTGTTTCAAAGTCGATGGAAAGTATTGTAGACATGTATTGCTCCTAAGGCAAGCAGACGTATCTGCAGAGAAAAAGACGGGGAGGCGAACCTCCCCGCTAAAAGGACCCACCACTGGGTCACACCATGAAAGACCAACTAAACATAACGCTCAATCTCACGATCAAGATACCACCGAGCCTTCTTCAGATCCTCAAGTCGTTTACCCTTGTGATCTGATCGAGAAATGTACTTTACCACATTCCCGAGATGGTAGTTTAACTCTTTTGCTTCAATGAAGTCAATCGTTTCAATACCCCCCGTTTTATAGTGCTCCGGGTGATTGATATTATCGTTGCTCATTAATTTCTCCGATTCTTTATCAAGAGTCCACCTCCAACTGAGGCTCCAGTTATGGAGATTCAGCGGAGGGCATAACCATGGATCTGTTAAATTTCGCACACGCCGGCAACACACGCCAACATCTGCGCACCTTCAACGTTGTCCTTCGTCTCTTTAAACGCGCTCCAGTCAATCTTTGGAATCTTGGCCAGCAACGCCTTGTATTCCTCTTCTGTGCACGTCTCATACGGTGCCTGACGGTACGTACCACCGTCGTATGGCAAGAAAGAAACGCCCGACATCTCGTCAAAGTATTTCCAGACGAATGCGCCTACTTCTGGCCACTCTTCTTCTGACACGGAGATGGTGACGGAAGGCTTGTGCTCACACCAGTGACGTTGATACTCAAGCCACAATTCCAAGTGCTCAATGGCGTTGACCTCGTCGCGTGTCGTGGCACCCTCTGGAGCCCGTTGCGCAAAACTAAACACGGTCGTCGTGTTGGGCTTCATCACACAAGGCTCCGACGGCACACCCTGGTCGATCAAGAACTGTGTCAGAGGGTCCTTGCTATCACCACGCACCCTGCGAATATAGAATGGTGCGTGACGTGGGTGAATACCACTTGCGGTGTCAGTCAACTGGCTCACGGTGCCGCTTGGCTTGACTGCGGTAATTGCGGCAGACTCCGGAATTTCCAGCAACGATGCAAACTCTTTATTTGCATCTTCCGAAATGGTTCTCAGGATGCCCAGCCACTGCTCTGCGTGTTTGACGTTGCCGGTGATCTTGTTGTCGTAAATGCCCGTCAACGATACACCCAACAGACGCTCTTCCTCGGTGTTGCGCTGCCAGACCTTGCGCAGGTATGGGAAGTGAGTAAACGTCGCCTGGATGGTACCCATAACAGACGCCAGGTACACCTTGCGCTTCAGTGTGTCTAGCGTGTCGTCCGCACGAACCATGAGCTCCGTCAGGTTACAGAACTGGTAGGGGCGCAGGATGATCTCACTGCAGGGGTTGGTGCCGAACTCGAAGTTGGGGTCACGCTTGCCGTACTTGGCCACAGCGGCCTTGGCGGCCTCGCGGTTGAAAATACCGCGCTCACCAGAGTGGCTGTTGTACAGCGACGTCCACTCTTCCAAGAACGTGCCCACAGTGGGCTTGACGTCGTACACCGCGCTGTTGTTGGCCAGTGCGCGGTGTCCTGCTGTCTCCCACCAGTTGCCAGATTTGGCGTGGCGGATGCGCTCGTCGTTCAGGTCGGACAAAGAGATCATGGCAGAGCGGCGCACGCCACCCACCACAACAACCTCACCGATCTTGCACATCAGGTCGTGGCACTCAAGCGTGTTCAGCTTGCGGCCCTGTGCGGCCTTGAAGATTTTGATTGTGAAGTGGAACAGGTCAACCAGTGGCTCTGGACCCGATGCACGGCCACCAAAGGTCTTCAGTGGCGCTCCTGCGGCGCGTACCTTGCTGACGTCCCATTTTGGGATCTCGCCGGCGTACAGGTTGGCTAACAACAGGCGGTATGACTTGGCCCAACCCTCTTTGCTGTCGTGCACGTTGATAACGTGTGTGGACTCAAACAGGCGCTCTGGCACGTCGGGCAGTTTGTTGGTGTACTTAGATTCCACAGAGAAGCC